GTACAATCATTAAAAGGTGTAACATGGGATTGGAACTCAAATGCAGATGAATTACAACAATCATTACCAAATGTTGGTGTAATTGCACAAGATGTTGAGAAAGTACTTCCTCAGTTAGTAATTGATAGAGATAATGGATTTAAAGGTGTAGATTATGCTAAACTAACAGGTTTACTTATCGAAGCAGTTAAAGACCAACAAAAACAAATTGATGAATTGAAAAGTAAACTTTCTTAAATAAGAAGTTTTCTTAACGGTTCAAATTTTTAGAAATGTAAATAATATATATATATTCTTATATAAGGATACTATATTGTTTGCGAATGGATAGGTGTATAATACAAATAAAGGATAAGTCATATATATGGCACAATTAGTTAAGTTAAAAAGAACATCAGTCGAGGGCAGGAAACCAACAACATCTAATTTAGAGTTAGGTGAATTGGCAATCAACACCCACGATGGTAAAATTTATTTTGAAAAAGATAACGGTTCACCAACTATACTAGAAGTTGCCACAGAACAATCTTATTACCTTTATACTTCTTCACTAGATTCACGATACGTTAACCTCACAGGTAACGAATCAATTGCAGGTAACAAAACCTTTTCAAACAACGTAATAATATCAGGTGACCTATCCGTAGAGGGTACTACAACAACAATAGACTCTACTACTGTTAATATAGGAGATAATACCTTAGAACTTAACTATGGTGGTTCACAAACATCAGGAGGTATCTTAGTTAAAGATGCAACTGGTAGTTCAACCGTAAGTGGTTCATTATTATGGGATTCAACAAACGATTATTGGAAATTAGGTAAATTAGATTCTGAAGCTAGAGTAATTGTTGGTAATGGAACTGATACTGCTGGAAAAATAACTAAGTTCTCAGCGGATGGTGTAATTACTGATTCGATTATTTCTGAAAATGGTACAACTGTAACAATTTCAAATGATTTAATAACGAGTGGTGATATAACCGCATCTGGAGATATAAGAACAGGTCAATATATTAGAAAAACCGATGATGCAACGTATCCATATATTAATCTTGCATCGGAAAATGAAATAAGATTTGGTTTAACTAATTCTGAGTTTGTAACAATCGGACCAGGAAGACAAAAATGGGGAAGTGAGACTGTAAACTCTGGAAACGGAGGATTTTCAACAATTGAATATGATTCGATAAGTCTATCAGGGCCAACTCCATCTATTAACCTTTGGACTAATGGATATACCTCAGGTGGTACTGCTCCAATTACATGGTATGCATATACACCTGGTGAACCAGATACTCAAATGTATAATGATGATGGCGGTAATTTTATAATCCGACACAATGAACGTCCGTTCTCTGGTGAAAAATTTAAGATTGATTCTAATGGTGCTATTACGTTTAATGGAGCATATAAATTTCCAACAACAGATGGCTCATCTAATCAAGTTTTAAAAACTGATGGTAGTGGAGAAATAACTTTTGGAGATATCGGAATATCTGAGGTTGCAACAGTATCGGATACTTTCACAAATGTAACTTCTAAAACAGTAACTCACAACTTTGGTACTAAAAACGTAATTGTAAGTGTTTATGGTGATGATGATGGTTATTTTATACCAAATTCAATCGTAACAACAGATACTAATAATGTAACTGTAACATTTGCATCATCTGAAAGTGGTAGAGTAGTAGTTGCAAAGGGTGGTCATGTTGTACAGGGTGTTGCATCGGATGCGAACTTATTAGATGGTGAAGATGGAACTTATTACTTAAATTATGGTAATTTTACAAGTATTCCAAGTGGAATCGTTAGTGGTTCTTCACAATTAACATCATCTTATGATACAAGATATCTAAATACAGATGGTGATAATGTAATTTCAAGTTCTGCACAATTAACATCATCTTATGATACAAGATATGCATTGAGTAGTGAAGCTGGAACACTTAGCGGTACAGGAACAACTTCACATATTGCATTCTATAACTCAAGTAATTCTTTTACTGGAAGTGAAAATTTTACCGCAACTCAAGGTGATGTTTATATAGATGGTGCTATGGATAATAATGCTGTACGCATAATACAATCTGGTTCTATACATGTCCGAGGCTTATTAAGTGTACTTGGTGGTAATTCTACATTTTCAAATACATACCATGAATCAATTCAGGCAACTGATAATATAATCTCACCAACTTTGCAGGGCTATAGTGGTGTTTATGGACCAATCAACGCTACTAATGGTGTAGTTAGTGGTTCTTCACAAATAACAGATTTAACTACTCATAAAGAAACAGTTAGTGGAGCATCTTCATATGTAATAGACCACAACTTAAATGAAGAATATCCAATAGTACAATGTTGGAATACTTCAATTTCACAACAAGAACAAGCAGAATCGGTAACATCAAACTCAGTAAACAGAGTAACTGTAACTTTTGCTGGTACTTTTGCAGGAAAAATCATTATAAAAAAATAATCTATGGTATATGATGTGTATTATACTACGGGTGGAGGACCTTGGGTAAATGCAGGTACTGATACATGGGTAAATCTATGGATGGAATTAATTGCACCCAAATTAGATGTAAAACCTATTCTTCTTTTACATAGAAACAAACCAAAAGGACATGAAGATTACGAATTTCCAATAGAAGCACATTGGCATGGGGATGATATTGATAAATTTGAAGAATTGTGTAATGGTGCAAGAAGAATCAACATATTACATGGACATTATACTCCAATGAAGGTAATAGATGAAAACTTAGATAAAATACATTCAAATGTATTGCATAATTCAGTAGACCATATAATAAAATCACAATTTGGAACAGATAATTCATTTATACAACACCCATATATGGATTCTAAATGGGAACAGAGTATAAATGATGTTTCTAAACATTCTATATGGGTAGGTTTATATGATATTCTAATAGAAAATACAAATATACCTAATTTTTATGAATTTAAGCATAATTTAGAATTATCGGATTCAAATACAGTAGGTTTTGCAGCAAGAAGTGAAGGAAGAAAAAATCCAAGATATTTGGATGGATTATCATCTATACTATTTACTAATTCTAATCATTTTAAAGTGGTTTGGAAAAAGGGAATGAAAATGGATACATCTAAAATGAAAATATACCATTATATGCCTGAATTTAAAGATACATTTTATAATATGGATTGGGGCATATCACATTCATGTTTTACATATGAGCCATTTGGATACTCAATATTTGAAGCAGTGGATTATGGTAAATTGCCAATTTTACATAAAAGTTGGTGTAAAGATTTTAAATATCCTTACAGAGCTTCATCTAAAAAAGAATTTAATGATATTTATAAGAGGTTATCCAACACCCCATATGTAGAAAAAAATAAATGGTTTTTGTGTTTAAAAGAATTCATGAAAACTAGTTTTACAGATAAGAATAAATGGATTAATCAATTAGTTAATATTTATAACATATAGGGAAAAGTATATATGGCAATTACATCAGGAGAAACACTTAGTTTAAATGGATTAGCGGCAGCAACGGGAAATACCCAAAATGCCAATGTATCGTTGGGTTCAATAAAAGGAACTCCGGTAGCTGGAGATAATATATCACTTTCAAGTTACGGTATAGATGCAGTTGGTGCAGTAACTGGATACACATATGCAGTAGAAGGATTAAATGAAACTTATACACTAAATTTTACTGGAGATATTGGAAGTAGATTCTCAGGACAAATTGCTAATAGATATCAAAACTTTACATGGTCAGTAACACCAACCTTTAATTCAGATGGTAATACCGCTGGTTTTTTAAGTATTGCTGCAAATCAAGATGTAACTGCAGTAATAACTGTTGGGGCTATGAACCCACAAGCTGGTGCACAGCAAACATTAATGGGAGCTCAATCACATACACTTAGTTCAACTTTCGCAGATGGTTATAATGACCACGCAACAAATTACGATAGTGCAAGAACTAAAACAGTTTATTCAGTAGATTCATATGATGGTAATTCAACTGCACTATGTTTAACTATTGATTCGCCTGTAACACTTGCAGATGGAACAACTATTGAAGTTGGTGATTTAGAAGAAGGTGATGTATTGAGAGGATTCTCTATTGGTGGATTAGGAACAGAGGAATCTGAATTCTTAGATTGGAATACGGATGTATTAACAACTGAAGTACAAAATGTAACTGTTGAAAATTTGGTTTATTCATTTTCTAATAGACATTATGATATTAATGATGGAGAAATAACTGCAACAGGAGAACATCCAATGTTAGTAAAAGATGCATCTGATGGGAATTATAGATTCTTAGAAATGTTTAACATTACAACGGATGATAAATTAATAAAAGAAATAGATGGTGTTATTACTGAAGTAGATATTGTTTCAATCGAACTTGTTAATCAAACAAATGAAATTGTTTCAATTGATGTTGAAACAAATGATACATATTTAGTTAATGGGTATATAACTCACAATAAAGGTGGTAATTCACATACCGATGAAACTGGACCAGATGCACCAACCTCATTAGCTTGGACAAATGGTACATTAACTCTTTCATGGAGTGGAGATGGTACAAATAATGTATATGATGTACAGATAGATAATAATTCAGATTTCAGTTCACCTATTATTAGTGAAACTCAATGGTCTGAAGTAACAGTTGTAACTACAACCGATGCAGGTTCTTTCGATATTGGAACAGGTACTCGATATGCAAGAGTAAGACAATATGGTACAAATGGATTATTAAGTAACTACTCAAGTACATTAACATTTACAGTTTCGTAGTATATAATTTATGTTTTATAAAAATCTATATATTTATATATATACGAACAAACGTTTAAAAAATATATAATGGCAGAACAAATAAAGTTTACAAACGAAGAACTAGAGAGTATCAACAAATTAAGACAAGATGTTGCAAATGTTTTTACAAGACTAGGTCAACTTACTTTGGAGAAAAAGAGAAGAATTTCTGAAGTAGAACAAGCTGAAAACGAACTAACAGTAAAGCATTCTAATTTAGTATCAGAAGAACAAGAATTATTCAAAAGTTTAAATGAAAAATACGGTGATGGTAACTATGATCCTGTAACTAATACATTTACTCCTATTAAATCTGATGATACGGTAGAAGAAAATACTGAAATATCTAAAGAAGTTGATAAGTAAATTTATACTTTAGGACAACTGAGTTATACTTATATACGAGTATATTATACAAAAAACATAACAAGGAGTAAATAAAATGGCAGAAAAAATTGTATCACCTGGTGTATTTACGAGAGAAAACGACCTTTCTTTCTTATCACAAGGAATTGGAGAAATCGGAGCGGCAGTAATTGGACCTTTTCAAAAGGGACCAGCATTCGTACCAACCGTTGTAAACACACAATCAGAATTCGAAGAAATATTCGGTACACCTAATGGTTCATACTATACAGGATACACCGTACAAAACTACCTAAGAGAAGCAGGAACAGTAACTATTGTTCGTGTAGGAAATATCGGTGGTTATACACAAACAGCACCAGTAGCTATTGTAGCAAGTGGTTCAGTTGGTGGAGAAAAAATAGTGGGAACATTATTTGAAACACATACAGGTAGAGGAACTCTATCAGGTTCTGTGGTAAATTCAGAAGTAAGTGCATCTGCATTTAGTATTCAGTTAACTGGTTCTGCTGCAATATCAGCATCTATCAATCCAGCAGATGGAAATGACTTAGGTGATGTATTTGGAACTAACCCAAGAGGAACTAAAGAAGCTTATGTATATAATTATTTTGAAAAAGCTTCAGCTGAATTCCTAGGAAAAGCCGATGGTGGTGAAGTATCTTTAATTACATTATCAAACCAAGCATTTTCAACAGATATACAACACGCTTCCACTCCTTGGATACAATCTCAGTTGATTTCTGGTGAAAGACACAATCTTTTCAGATTACATTCTATTGGTGATGGTTCAAGCTACAATAAAGAGTTTAAAGTATCTATATCTAATGTAAAGGCAGCAGGTTCAACAAACTCTACTGATTATTCTACATTTACATTATCTATTAGAGGATTCTCTGATACAGATAAAAGAAAATCAGTATTAGAAACTTATAACAATATTAATTTAGACCCAGCTTCTCCTAATTACATCAAAAAAGTAATTGGTGATAGAAACTTGGTAATCGATGCAAATGGAAAACAAACAGAGAATGGTGATTATTCAAATCGTTCTAAATTCGTAAGAGTTGAAACGGTTGGTGAAGGCTCATTCCCAATTATTGCTGGACCATTTGGACATGCTAAGTACTACAATCCAATATACGTTGGAGACGGTGGAAGTGAATCATTAGTACCATCTGTATTATTTAGTACAGGTTCTGATGAGAATTCATCATCTAAATCATCTGTTTATAGTGGTATTGATTTAGAAACGCCTCAAATTAAAATAGATAACAACAATTACTTATCTCCAATACCAACCGGAGCAACACAAGGTGGAAACACAGTATTCGCATTTGATGGTACAGTAAGTATAGCTGGTGGTACTAAATCATTTGGATATGAACTGACAGGTTCACTATCATCTGATATTAACAAAAGACAATTTACAGTTGGATTCCAAGGTGGATTTGATGGTTGTGACCCAACCATTGAAAAAGCACTTGCTGGTTCATCTGCAAACTTTGGTAGTGGTAACTCTCAAGGATTTAATTTATCAACTTCAACAGCAAGTGGTTCTGTTGCATATGTAAAAGCAATTGCATCGGTATCTAACCCAGATGATTTCGATATCAACTTGGTATCTGTACCTGGAATCGTAAGAAGACATCACTCATATGTATTTGACAAAGTAGTTGATATGTGTGAAGCTAGAGAAGATTGTTTCTTTATTGGTGATGTTGTGGGTGTAAACTACAATAGTTCAAACGGAAATGTAACATCTGATACTATATCACAAGCAATAGAACAAGGTGTAGCAGTTGATTCTAACTATGTAGGTACATACTACCCATGGGTTAAAACAATTGATTCACGAACTAATAAACTAATTTCAGTTCCACCATCAGTATTGATGCCAGGAATATATGCTTCTAACGATGCAGTTGCAGCCGAATGGTTTGCACCAGCAGGTTTAAATAGAGGTGGTATTGTAGGTGCAATATCTGTATTAAACAGATTAACACACGCTGAAAGAGATGAATTGTATGAAGGAAAGATTAATCCAATCGCTCAGTTCCCTGGAGAAGGTATCGTAGCATTTGGACAGAAAACTTTACAAGATAAAGCATCTGCACTTGATAGAATTAATGTAAGAAGATTAATGATTAAAGTTAAGAAGTATATAGCTTCTACTTCAAGATACTTAGTATTCGAACAAAACACATCTCAAACGAGAGGTAAATTCTTGAATACTGTAAATCCTTATTTAGAAGGAATACAACAAAGACAAGGATTGTATGCATTTAGAGTGGTGATGGATGAGAGTAATAACACACCAGATGTAATTGACAGAAATATATTGGCTGGACAGATTTTCTTACAACCAACTAAAACTGCTGAATTCATCGTGTTAGATTTCAATATCTTACCAACTGGTGCATCTTTTACCGCATAAATTAAATAAAAATAAAAAAGAACTATATTTATAGTAAGAATATAATTAGGAGAAAACAACATGGCAGAAGTATTAGAATTTAACGATATGTTTTATACCAATTTCGAACCAAAGATGAAAAATCGTTTCATCATGGAAATCGATGGTATCCCTTCATATCTAATAAAAACAGCAAATAGACCTTCAATTCAGTTTGAAACTATTACCCTAGACCACATTAACGTTAAACGTAAATTAAAAGGTAAGGGAGAATGGCAAGATGTAGAGATTACATTATTTGACCCTATCGTTCCTTCAGGAGCTCAAGCAGTAATGGAGTGGGTAAGAACATCACACGAATCTCTAACAGGTAGAGATGGATATGCAGATTTCTATAAAAAGGATTTACAGATTTATCTTTTAGGACCAGTTGGTGATAAGATTGAACAATGGACTCTTAAAGGTGCATTTATCAATAACGCAGTGTTCAATGATTTAGATTGGTCTTCTAATGACCCTGCCGAAATCACATTGACATTATCTTATGATTATGCAATCTTAGAATTCTAATAATAAAATTAAATATATTTTAGTGAAGAAGGTTCTCTTAGTGAGAACCTTTTTTTTACAACTTTTTTAAAAGTTATATATTTATATACGAACAAATAAAACAAAGTTATGGCAAATAATGATTTTCCAACGGAAGTAATTGATTTACCCTCTAAAGGTAAACTTTACCCAGAATCAAACCCATTATCAAAGGGTACAGTTGAAATTAAGTATATGACCGCTAGAGAAGAGGATATACTTGCTTCACAGAATTTGATAAGGAAGGGGGTGGTACTCGATAAACTCTTTGAATCTGTTGTTGTAGAAAAAGATGTGAATGTAGGTGATATATTCATTGGTGATAAAAACGCAATTCTATTAGCAACTCGTATCTTAGGATATGGTAAAGATTATCAAGTAGAAGTAACCGACCCGTTTTCTGGTGAAATCCAAAAAACAAACATAGACCTTTCTAAGGTACAAGTAAAAGAAGTTGATACTGATTTTTTATCCAATGAAAACAAATATGAATTTGATTTGCCACTTGGTAAGAAAAAAATTATATTTAGATTATTAACACATAAGGATGAAATTGATATAAATGCAGAAATAGCTGCATTACAACGATTACAAAAAGGAGAAGCAGTTTCTCAAGATGTTACCACTCGTTTGAGATATATGATTCAATCAGTAGATGGTAACGAAGATAGAGGATTCATTAATAATTGGGTAAAGAATGGTTTACTAGCAAGAGATTCCAGAGCTCTTAGAAAACACATTCAAGAATTTACACCTGATTTAGATTTAAAATTTGATTTCACATCAGATATTACTGGAGAGACGGAGGCTCTCGATATCCCCTTTGGGGTTGGATTTTTTTACCCTTCCGAGTGATTATAGTATCCAACTTCACAGTCAAATTTGGGAAATGGTTAACTATGGTAATGGATTTACTTGGTCAGAAATTTACTTCATGCCAATCCATTGGAGAAATTTCTACTTTAAGAAACTGTTAGAAGCAAAGAAATCTGAAAAGAAAGAAATGGACAAATCTGCCAAAAAAGGTGGTGGTAGGAGTCCAAATGTAAATGTGAGGAGGTAATACTTCCTCACTTTTTTTTTGTCTTATATTTATATAAGAACAAATATATAGGATTGACAACATGGGTAAAAAAAACATAAACGAGGGATTGGGTATTAGTAAGTTTGTCGGAGACTTCTTTGATGGTGTTAAAAACAATACTACAAAGAGACATTTAGATAAAGCTAAGAAAGCAGGTATGCCTAAAGCAGTACTCGATAAGATGAAACAAATCGAAAAAGAAAAACGAGAGTTAGATAAACTTTTCGCAGATTATAGTAAATAATATAACTTAGGAATAGACTATAATGGCAAGAAATGATGCTGAAATATTAAAAGAAGCTAAGAAGATACAAGCTGAAAAGATTGAACTTCAGAAGAAATCTATTGCGCTAACTGAAAAAGAACAAAAGCAGTTAGAATCTCTCATTTCAAAACAAAAAGAACTTAGAAAAGAAATCCAACAACTTAGACAAGAAAAGTTAGATTCATTGAAAAGTGAAGAAAGCTCTATCAAGTCAATGGGTTCTATGTATGGTGATTTAAACAGTTTACAAACAGAAGGTTTAAGATTAGCTTCAGAAAATACTAAATTTAAAACTAAAATTGATTCAATAGATAAAGAAGGTCTAGCAACTATAACTAAAGTTCAAGAACTCAATAGAAGTATTGCACAATTGGGTTCAGAAGATGTTGAAGCTCGAGCGGCTCTTACAAATGAGTATAACGACCAGATGTCATCTCTTGGTACGATTCTTCATGGAAACACTAAAGTTATTCAATCACTAAAACAACAGAATAGTTTAGCACAGAATTATGCTGACATGAGTTCTGAACAAAAAGCTTTAATACAATCCCAGCATGATGTACTTGAAGGTATAAAGAAAACAATACAAGGTACATTAATGACCGTTAAAACTCTATATGGTAACATAACAGGAGCTGTAGGTGGTTTAATATCAGGTCTTGGTGTTGTTGTTGGTAAGATAGGCGAAGCAAATACTGAATTAGGAACTTCAATGTTCCAAACAGATGGTGTTGCTAGAAAAGCTGGTTTACTATCATTAGTATTTAGTGATGCAGTTGGAAATGCTAAAGCATTATCCGCTGAACTTGGTGATACAGGAAGAGCAACATTTGAAGCACAAGCAAATATTGGATTAATATCTATGAACATGGGTATTAGTGGACAAGAAGCCGCTACCCTAACAGGTTCGTTTGCAAGATTAAATGGAAATTCTACTTCTGTTGCAACTGATATGATTAAAACCTCATCAGAGTTTGCAAAACAAAATGGAATCATACCAGCTCAATTAATGAGTGATTTAGCTAATTCAGCTGAAGAGTTTGCATTATTTGGTAAAGATGGTGGTGATAATATATTAGAAGCTGCTGGATATGCAGCGAAATTAGGTGTTAATATGAAAACACTTAGTGGTGTTGCCGATGGATTACTTGATTTTGAAACATCTATTACTAAAGAATTAGAATTAGGTGCAATGTTAGGTAAAAACATTAATCTTAACAAAGCAAGAGAACTTGCATATAATAATGATATAAAA